ATGTATTTCATTATCATTATAGACTATATAAAGACTTTTAAGAGTTTTACAATCATTTTCAAGTTCTGCTATGTTTTCATATTGTTTTATATTAGATGCATCATCAGATTCACTATTTAAACCAAAAACTACATTTACAGTTTTAGACATTTTATAAGTATATATAATATATTTATAAAATTATTTCTTTAAACCTTTTTATTATTTTTTAATCCTCCTAGATATTTTTATTCAATTATTAGTTTATTATCTTTCATTTCTATTTTTTGTCCTAATGATAAAGCCATTTTTATTATTTTATCTATTGGACTTTCATTATTAACAATAGTATTTTTTTCATTTTTAATATGTTTCGGCGTTTTAGTATGCTTACTTTTTATATAAACTGAATAATCTTTATTACAAGCATTACAGTGAAATTTATCATTTTTATGATTTAAATAGTATTTTTGATTATATTCTTTTACTTTATCAACTTCCATTTTTATATATTATATAGTAATATATTTATTTATTTAAGTCTTTTAAATTCTTTCTAAACATTTTATAATTAAGTGTTATTTTGTTATGTTCAAAACCAACATTTCCTATATGCGAGGGGGTTTTATTCTAAAAACGAAAATGTTGGTTTTAGAAATAACAAAATAACACTTTTATAACATTTTTATCTTTTACTAATATATGACAGAAAGAACAAATCCAGCATTATGGGAAAAAGTAAAAGATTACGTTATGAAATCCAATATAATGGGAACAAAAGCCAATGAATGGAGTGCTAGAAAAGCACAACTCGCAGTAAAACTATATAAAGAGAAGGGCGGTGAATATATCGGCAAAAAATCCAAAAACTCTCTAGCAAAATGGACTGAACAAAATTGGAGAACAAAATCGGGCTTACCATCTCACATCACAGGAGAGCGTTATTTACCAGAAAAAGCAATAAAAGCTCTTACAGATAAACAGTATCAATTATCATCAGCATTAAAAAGAAAAGCAATGAAAGAAAATATTCAATACTCAAAACAACCTAGTAATATAACAAAAATAATAAAAAATATTATCGGATCAGGTAAATCTAAAATATGTATGCCCAAATCTGATTATCTAGCTGAACATAAACATCTCAATTATTTATTATCTCATCCTACTCAATCTGGTTTAAAAAAAGAATTCACTAAACAAACTCAAGAAGTTGCAATGAGAGGTGGTTCATATGCATTACATGCTGTAATAGTTCATAAACCTTACCCACTAGAAAAAGCATATCAAGAAGCGATGAGTATAATGAAAATTACTAAGCCCAAATTTATGAGAGAAACACAACAATCATATAGATTTAGAAATATACCAAAAACTAAATTTCAATCTAAAACATTCAGAACTAAAGTTATCAATCCAAATATATCATTAATATATGGTAATTTGAAATAAAACTATTTTATATATATAATATATATATAAAATGGATGTTGAATTAATATCTAAAGCCCCACATTTACCAATAGATAAAAAAGGTGCTCATACTTTCGTATTGAGTTGCATAGACCCTAGATTCACAGAATATCTTGCCCATTTTCTAATTAATAATAAAATGGTAAGAAATGATTATGATTTATTTTGTCTTGCTGGTTGTGAATTAGGTGTAAATGATAAAACAAATTGGAAAAAAGCCCTTTTTGAGCATATTGATATTGCTATAGAATTACATAAAATAAAACACTTTTGGGCATTTAGTCATATGGATTGCGGTGCATATAAAGTATTTAAAGATTTAAAAAAAGATGATAAACCGTATATGCATTTTGAAGAATTAGAAAAACTTCATACTATAATCAATAAGAAATATCCAGATTTAGAATTTAAAGGCTATATAATGAACACAGATGGTAGTATATTAAAAGTAATCTAAGCAGTATTTTTTAATGATAATACGTAACCAGATTGATAACTATTAGGAAGAACAGTAAAAACTAAAGGTGTTGTTCCAGATGTTGCATAAGATATATTTACAGTTGCTGTAACATCAGTTAATGATGAATAATCACCATTAAATACAGCGGAAGTTTGTAAATAAATTTTATTTGTCCCTGCAGTTAAAGTATGATTATTATTTGCGGGTTCTAAATAAGTTACTCCACCACCAGAGAATGAAATTGAAAAATTATAAGCAAGATTATCCCCAGTAGTAATTGCTGAAGTTACATTAAAATTTAATCTAAATATGCAAAATACCGTGAATGATGATGATGAAGATTGTGGAATTAGTGTTATATTATATGTTTGAAGTGCAGATGCAATAGAATTAGGTTGAATAGATAATGTTCCAGTGATAGTATTAGCAGTTCCATTTGTTGCCCCTTGTAATGCACTACTACCACTAGATAATCCTAATGATTGTTGAACATCTAATAAAGATAAAACACTATCGGACATTTTGTATATATTATTATATTAGAAAATTTATGGAATGTAAGATAGTGGAACTATTGCTATGGCATTATTTTGACCATTATTATTTATTAATAATGTAATTGGTGTTGTTCCAGTTGTTTTATAATACATATTAAATCTAAAAGTAAAAGTTCCTTGTGTTAATAATCCATTTTGAACATCTACATTAAATTTATTTTCTATAAATCCTTGAACAGAACTACTAATTGGTATATTTTTTGTAACACCCCATAAAATATTACTACCACCGCCATTTGGTGTATCATATTCAATAGTAAGTTCTAAAGTGTCACCAGTTTGTAAAGTAGAAGTAGTTCTATAATCAATATATAAAGTGCTGAAAATCAATGCAAATGATGGTGCTGGAAAATTTACTTTAACTGTTTGGGTTAATATTGTTACACCTGTATTAGCTGGAATTACAGTAGATGCAGGATATACAGCATCTGCACTACAATAATTAGTAACACTATTTAATGATAATGATTTTTGAACATCTGATATAGATAAAACACTATTTGACATTTTGTATATATTATTATATAAACAAAATATTTTAAAATTTAAGCACTGCCCAACTGATTGTTAAAGGATTAACTCGTGTTTTAGTAGTTATAATTATACCACCGCCACCAGTGTTAGTAGGTTGCACGGTATAAATTACAGTTCCATTTGCATAATCTGCGGCAGTCATAACTTGCATTTGTGCAGTTACTACAGAATTTGCTGTAACACCAGCAATATTAACAGCGTATGTATCATAACCACCGGCGGGAGTAGGTGAAGGATTGACAAGAAGACCAGATGGGAGAGTAGCAGGAGCATTAACAGTTACAACACCAATACCATTAGTAGGCGATAAAGTAATATTAGTTCCAGCGACTAATTGATTAACATTATTTAATAATCCTAATGAAGATTTAACGTCTTTGAGTGCAATTAAACTATCGGACATTTTATATATATATATTATATAAATATTTTATTATTCTATATTATTAATAAATGCCATATCAAATTATACCTTTCAAAACAGGTTATAAAGTAGTTTCAATTAATGGTCATTCTTTATCTAAACGTCCTTTATCATACCAAAACGCCTTAGCCCAAATGAGAGCAGTAGGTCTAAGAGAACATTTATATGGTGGTAACATATCAGAAGATTTTCTTACACAATTAAACAATATTGGTTTTAAACCATCTAAATATTTAAATATAGTAAGAAAAACAGCACATAAAAACGGGTATAATCCCTCTACTATAAACTTTTCTAATGATGGAGTCCATAAATTAGAAATCATAGATAATAATGGAAAAGTAAAAAAATTTGGCAGAGTAGGATATGGCGATTTTATAATATATTCTTTTTTAGAAAAAAATAAACAGGTTGAAAAAGGATTAGCAGACCAAAAGCGTAATACATTTCAATCATCACATTCAAAAATTAAAGGTAATTGGAAATCTAATCCATTTTCTCCAAATAATTTAGCATTACGGATATTATGGTAACAAATTAAATATTATTTATAACTTTTATTATTGTAATTCAATAACAAAATTTATTCAAAAAAATCGCTGTGTAAGTATAAGCCTTATTAATCTTTGAGTCTCATACGAGCCATTTTACCAGATTTACCAAGTCCGACTGCTCCTAAGACTTGCTGGGCTTCTGATGGTAGCATAGGCTTCGCCGCAGAAACTACCGCCTTAATTGGTCCAGCATTTTGGGCTACGAAATCCTTGACTTTGTTGAATGCATTTGAGAGCATATCAAAAAAGCCACCGCCAACGTAGCGTTGGACTTGTTTGCGTGTTACGTAATCCGCAAGGGGTGCATCTAATACTTCTTTGGCAGTTACAGGTGATTTAATAATGAGTGATGAGCCTTTTTGGGATTGGAAGAAACCGCTATTGACGGCAACGAGCCAGAGATTGAAACCAGCAACATCCGCATCAGTTTGGTTATTCACGGTAACATTTGCGGAAAATGTGTAGTTGCCGTTTAATCCACTGCATTGACCGGTAGCGAGTGGAATATCGACTCCGAGTTTTAGTATGATAAATCCACCGGAAAGTGCAACATTGTCGCCAGTTGAGTTATTGCAAGAACCGATCCATTGATTATAAGACATATTTACACCATTACGAGATGAGATAGAATATAAGTTCTGTTGGTTCGTGGTGGAGAGAATGCCTGAATTATTATCCCAATTAATTGAAACTTGTGTAATTGGTAAGTAGTAATCCGCATCTGTTACTGCATATGTTTTGGGCTTAGCCATTAAGATGAGGTAATCAGGGATTGATGATAATGTTACGGTTTGGAATGGCACAGCACCTACAAAACTTTTGGCGGAGACAGTTTGGCTGTTAGAAAAAACGTATCTGGGAAATTCCATCCAAGGCACAAAATTGGAACTTGGTAATGGTAAGTCAAGTGGTGGCGTTAATGTTGTTACATATACTAATGAGTTACCGAAGGGTTGAGCAATGGTTTGGTTAAATTGTAAGCCAGAGAATGTCTTGCCGTTTTGTTGTGTGCAACGTAATACACGACCATTTAAGCCGGTAAATGAAGGTGAGTTAAAGTTCATAATGAGGGCAATGTTTTGGATACCAAATAAGGCTGAATCCCATTCTTGGCATTCAGACCAAGTAAAAGGTGATAATTGGAGTTCTTCTGTGGATGTAATTGATACGAAGATGGGGTATGATGTAACTAATGTGCCACTGTTTGTGGTGCCGACTGGGACACCATTGGCATAGTTGTAATTGACACCGCCATATGTGTAAGAACCAGAAGCATTACCTAAGGGTGTTCCTGCAGGGTTTGTAAATGTTAAGCCGAAAAACGCACCGTTCGCTTCATCTTCATCAGTTGTTGAGTTATTGAAACCAGCAATTGGGTTTCTGTTTGTGAGGTAAGCATCATTGTAATTGGCATATGTATCTAAATAAGTTGGGCAAGTGCGTTTTGAGCGATTTTTCTTGCTATCAACTAAGCGTGTAATTTCATTAATTACGTCTTGCTCGTTGATTGTGACGGTAGTGTTGTTGATAGTTGCTGAAAGTGTTTGACATAATCGATGAAGGGGAAACGCTGAAGAGGAGAAATCCACGCCAACATTTACCACGGGAGACGCATTTACAACATTAGGAGCTGAGACATTAAATTGTAAATAGACTGTTGATTGCCATTTTAAACTTCTATCAACATAGGTGGATTCGCTAGGGATTTGAATTTGGTATGTTTGTTGAGAGCCATTATTAGAAATAGCGTAGAAAGGTGTCACTGTGTTTGATAAGGCACCTTTTGTTACTCCGAATTTTGGGCGTTTGGAAACTACACGGTCATCATATACGGCAACTGCTTCAATTGCTGACATTTTAGTATATATTATTATAAAATAAAAAATATAAACTAAATCTAATATTTTTATAGATGTCTTTTTCTAAAAAGCATTTTTAGAGAAACAGTAGATAAATTATACAGGGTTAAAGGATATAATTGGTTATCTAATCTACATCTCCAAAATACACTTACATCTATATTATTTAATGATGTTTTAGATGTTGTCATACTTGACATTCTATATTCCGCTGTTGGTAAATAACTAATAAATTGTCTGTAATCAGATGCATTAATTAAATCTAATGCGATATCAGTGATAATAGGTTGGAAATTACTTGCATTAGATAATTGACCAGTATTATTTGAATCACCTAAAAAGATTGGGTCACCTACCGCTTCAGGTATTACAGGCATAAGAGCAGATGAAAATACAATAGCATCAATTGGTGACCATAAGTTAGATGTTGTTGCATATTCCTGTGTAATTACCCAAAAATTACCAGTTATACCACTTCCCGCCGGTGGTGTATAATAATTAGTTCCTAGATTATTTCTCACTAATAATTCAAAAGGTTGTCCAGTTGCTGTATCACCTACATCATTATTAGGAAATGCACCACCAAATAAGCCTTCTAAGTTTTGATTAAAATATAATGTAAATTGTTCATAATTTCCAGTTGGTGTAGAACCATCAACCCAATTACCATTAGTATCATAATAAATACTAAACTTTTCTGAATCGGGGTCATATTTAATAAATGGTGGTTGAGTTGTAAAAGTTGAACCACCTGTGCCACCATTTGCAGTATAATAGGCAGTAAATGATGCTTGTAATCCAGCGAACGCTTGTTTAAATGTTATATTCATTAAATTGCACCAATGGTCATAAGTATAGCAATAGTAATATAAATTTCTTAAATCTTGTCCTTCACCGCTATTGGGTGGGTTAGGTAACGGTGTTGCTAAGGGCGGGGTTGATATATAGGCGGTTGTTTGTGTTACCCATTGAATTGTTGCGGATTGATATCCTGTAAATGTAAAAGTGGCACCAGCGGTTCCTGTAAATGTTTTAGTTAAAAAGAAACCTAATGAATAAACAGTTTTATTAATATCGTTTTGTGTTGTATCAACTTGAGGAATAAATAATGGGAGATTTAAACCCGCACCATTCATATTGAATCTAACAATAGAAAAATTATATTTTGAGATATCGTCAATCAAAGGAATAGAACGAGTTTCATTGAATCTAATAGGTGGATCAGCACCAATAGAAGGATTATTAGCGTTATTGTTAATGATGTTAATGTTATAGTATAAAATATCTGGTTCTTTATCATCGCCTTCCATTTCTATACTTGAACTAGTTTTGTATCCTTTCGAATTCATTTTATATATAATATATATCTATTTTTTTAAAATTGAAAAACTTAATTTACTAATAAATTCATCATTGTCTAAACCACTTTTTTTTACCATATCGTAAAATTGTTTTAAAGATTTTTTATAATATAAAAGTCTGATTGCACACCATCTACCACAATCATTAATACCCGCTTTATCTTTTTGAAATGGATAAATATTATAATATACTTTACAACCACTTTTTTTGAATAAGTCTAATAATAATGGTCTATCTTCACCTAAACCAACTAATTTTTCTTTAGTCAGCCATTCTTTATCACATTCTGGACAGGTTCCATAAGGGTCAAAATAATCTATTCTATTACCTTTTTTAGTCATTGCTATCCAGTGTCCAGTATGGTCATCAATTGTTAAAAATAATAAAATGCATCTTCCTTTATCATCAAATATATCATCAATATTTTCATAATTAGCAAGTTTAGGGTATGGTATTATATTAGTATCTCCACAAATTTTTTTAATATCTAAATCTGATAAACTGTAATTTTCTACTTTAGATAAATCCATATATAATTATACTTCAGATTTTTTATCTTTACCTGCTATAAAAGATTCCTTTTTTATATCTGGTGGTGTTTGAGTTGTCCAATCTATTTC